TTTTCTTTTACAATAGCATTAGTCATACAGTTTTTTCCTTTTCATTATTTTTTGTTGCAAATCAATAATAAAATAAAACTGTATGATTGGGAAGGGGGCAACCCCTTCTTTTTTTGCTATTGCCAATGATAATTATACACTAACCTGCTACACCACCCAAAAATGGAGATTAACCTATGAGCATAATGAAAAAAGTAGAGATAGATGGAAAACAGATACCTTTCAAGGCATCTGCAGCTATCCCAAGAATTTACAGGATAAAATTTAACAGAGACATTTACAAAGACCTCCGCTTACTTGAAGGTTCCTTGGGAAATGCGGATGAAGAGAATTCAAATCTTGATTTATTCTCGCTTGAGATGTTTGAAAACATTGCATATGTGATGGCTAAACACGCAGACTCTAATATACCGGATACACCGGAAGAATGGCTTGATGAATTTAATACCTTTTCTATTTACCAGGTATTGCCGTCTATCATTGAGCTTTGGGGACTTAATGTGCAGACAGATATTGAGTCTAAAAAAAACTTCGTCCAACTGACAGAGAGATGACAACACCATTGTTCCTTCTTCGCTGTGTACAGTTAGGAATCAGCATCAAGGACCTTGACCTTCTTACGATTGGACTTGTAAACGATATGTATGCAGAGAGTGGGAATGATGATTACAAGGGATACAAGGAACTTGCAACACAGTATGATTTTGATAAGTTCTAAATTTTATTAAGAATGGGGTTGAACAAATACCTTTTAGATGATATAATATTTTAAGGCAATTGAACAAATGCCTTAAAATAAAATTTAGGAGGGCAACTTATGAGAGTTCAGTTTTCAGTTAATGCTACAGAATGGGCAGAGCTTCAGCAGTTAGCATCAGCAAATGGTTATCCAGATGTTCCTTCATATTGTAGAGACACTTCTTTACATGAAAGAACATACGCTGAAATGTGGAAGGAAATAACAGATAAAATTGCTAAAATGCAACCAGGTAATATATTTGCATTGAGAGATTTAGTTAAATCACCACCCGCTAGTTTGGGAGTGAAGTTGTTTAGTAATCAGGCTTTATTGGGTATCAATGTTAATCCGCAGAAAGATAGTTTGAACACAAACACATATACAAAGATATAGTGATTAACTGATATAGTAAAAAGCATCTATCAGAAACGATAGGTGCTTTTATTATGCCTAAAATTAGGAGAGGAGGAAGCCCATGGCAAACAGAATACAGGGCATTACGGTTGAAATTGGCGGGGATACTACCAAGCTGCAGACTGCCCTTAAGGGTGTCAATTCTGAGATAAAGAATACACAAAGAGACCTAAAAGATGTCGATAGGCTTCTCAAACTAGATCCTAATAACACTGAGCTTTTGGCTCAAAAGCAGAGATTACTGGCTGAGGAAATTGGCAGTACAAAAGAAAAATTAGAAACATTAAAGACTGCAGCTGAACAGGCAAATACAGCACTTGAGAATGGAGAGATTAACCGGCAGCAGTACGATGCTTTACAGCGTGAGATTATAGAAACAGAGAATGAATTAAAAAAGTTAGAAGATATCGCAAAGGAATGTAATGCATCGTTTAGTAAATCACTAACAGCAGCAGGGGAAAAAATACAGAGTGTTGGAGATAAAGCTACTAAGGCAGGCACATCACTGACAAAGAATGTAACAGCGCCCATTGCCGCAATAGGTGCCGTTTCGATAGCAGCTTTTAATGAAGTCGATGCTGGGCTTGATATTGTTACCACAAAGACCGGTGCAACAGGGGAGGCACTAAAGGGGCTGCAAGGCTCTATGAAAAATGTATATGGAAGTGTTGCAGTATCTGCTGAAGAAGCAGGAACCGCAGTTGGTGAGGTCAATACAAGGTTTGGATTAACCGGAGAAAAGCTTGAAGACATCTCTGCAGAGTTCTTAAAGTTTGCACAGATAAACGGTACAGACTTAAATACTGCAATAGACTCTGTAGATTCTATTATGAAGAAGTTTGGTGTTGATACAAGCCAGACTTCAAATGTTCTTGGGCTTATGACAAAGGCAGGCCAGAACACAGGCATATCAATGGATATATTAGAGTCAGTGCTTACAACCAATGGTGCTGCATTAAAGGAAATGGGGCTTGATTTATCAAGTTCTGTTAACCTTTTAGCACAAATGGAAGCAAGCGGTGTGGATACTGGTGTAGCTATGGCAGGACTTAAAAAGGCAGTACAAAATGCCACAAAGGAAGGAAAATCTGCTGATCAGGCTCTAGCTGAAACTATTGTGAAGATAAAGAATGCATCATCTGAAACAGAGGCACTTTCGATTGCAGCAGGGCTTTTTGGTTCAAAGGGTGCAGCTGAAATGGCACAAGGCATTAGAGAGGGCAGGATATCACTTGATGGATTGTCTGCATCTTTATCTACTTATGCAGGTGTGGTAGACAGTACTTACACAGATACACAGGACGCCACGGACCAGGCTAAGCTTGCATTGAATAACCTAAAGATTGCAGGAACAGAGCTTGCTACATCAGCATTTAGTGCAATCGCACCTGCATTGCAAAGCCTTATAGGAAAACTACAAAGCCTGGTTAAGTGGTTTACCGGTCTTGATGAAAGCACAAAAAAGACTATTGTTACGATTGCGGGTATTATAGCTGCGGTAGGTCCGGTTCTTGTGATTGTCGGAAAGATAATATCGGCAGTAGGAACAATTATGACGGTTATACCAAAGCTGGGTGGGGCACTTAAGGTAGTACAGGGAGCAATGGCAGCGTTTAACGCTGTTTGTGCGGCAAATCCATATGTGCTGATAGTTGCGGCTATTGTAGCTTTGATTGCCATATTTGTCACGCTTTGGAATAAATGTGATGGATTTAGGGAATTCTGGATTAACTTATGGGAAGGGATAAAGTCGGTTGTTTCTACAGCAATAGAAGGAATAAAGTCATTCTTCGGTAAGATTATTGACTTTGTAAAGAATAACTGGCAGGGATTGCTGCTTTTATTAGTAAACCCATTTGCAGAAGCTTTTAAGCTGTTGTATGACAACTGTGAAGGCTTTAGAAATTTTATTGATGGAGTCTTGGAGAAAATTAAAACCGCAATTTCAAGCACATGGAGTGCGATAAAAACTGGCATTACAACTGTTTGGAAGGCAATATCAAACTTTTTTACAACAATACTTACAACAATTAAAAATACATTTACAACTATTTGGAGTGCAATTAGAACAGCCGTAATAACTGTTGTAAATGCAATAAAGACTGTGATAACAACTGTATGGAATGCTGTAAAAGATGTTATTTTGGCAGTTATGAACGCTATTAAGAACACAGTTATTAATATCTGGAACGGCATCAAAAATACTATTACAACAATTGTAAATGGAATTAAGACTACCGTAGGAAACATATTTAATAACATACTTTCAGGAATTAAGACTACAGTAGGAGGCATAGCATCGGCAGTAAAAAATGGTTTTCAAACCGCCATTAACTTTATCAAAGGACTGCCTTCACAGGCTTTGGAGTGGGGGAAGGATATGATTATGGGAATCGTAAATGGGATAAAGAGCTGTATTGGTGCAGTTGGTGATGCGGTAAAAGGTGTGGCTAATAAGATTAAGAGCTTCCTTCATTTTTCAGTCCCAGACGAGGGACCGCTTACAGATTATGAAACTTGGATGCCGGACTTTATGGCTGGTCTAGCTAAAGGGATTGATAGAAGTAAAGGCTTAGTATCGAGAGCAATTGAAGGGGTATCAAACGATATGGTCATTAACCCTAAGATGGCTGATACCAGCCTAACAGCAAACACAGGCAGTCAGACTTCATCAGTAAATACAGCTGATATTGTTAGTGCAATAAAGAGCGCTATGTCTGGTGCCGCCGGCGGTTATGGTGATACAGTCATTCCGGTTTATATTGGCGGCACACAGCTAGATGAAATAATTATAACTGCAGAGCAGAGAGCAAACCTTAGAAGTGGAGGCAGGTAGAATGGCATTTATTCAGTATTTGAACATCAACGGAGAAAACCTGCCGTTGCCTGTTTCTTATTCTTTTGAATTAAAAGACATACAGGCTGATTCATCCGGAGAGACAGAGGCAGGGACAATACAAAGAGATATAGTTAGGAGCGGTGTGGTTAACATTCAAGTCAGCTTTCAAGTAAGTGCAGGCTGGCTTAAAAAGTTATCGGCATTTCGCAGGCTGCCGATTATGAATGTAAGATATTTTGACTCAGAAACACTAAGCTATAAAGAGACAAAAATGTATATTGAGGGCTTTAAGAGTTCATTAGAAAAGGATACTTCTTATAAAAGCTTATGGAATGTGGGATTTGACTTGATGGAGTATTAGGGGGAGGGTTTTTATGTATGCCGTTTCAGAAGAATACAAAAAAATGATTACAAAGCCCTCCAGATGTTTCTCCTGGTCAGGGAAAATCGTCACAAAGGATAAAAAGGAGTATTTATTTGAGAATAAGGACATTGTTAAAGGCTCCGGTTATGTTACAAGGCAGTGTTCAGGCTCGTCTGAAATAGAACTTGGAACAGTATATTCCGCAGAATTAGGCATTTCTTTATTCTCTGATATAGACCGCTATACCTTAGAAGATGCTCGTATTACGCTTGACTTTAATTTGCAGCTTGAGGGTGGAGGCATAGAAACAATTCCGATGGGAGTGTTTTATATTGCAGAGGCAAACCGAAGGGTTAAAACATTAGAAATTAAAGCGTACGATTCAATGCTTAAACTTGATAAGAGTTTTAACAAAGGCTTATCCAGTGCACAGCCTTATGACTTTTTATCTATTTTATCAAAGTCTTGTAAAGTTGAACTTGCACAGACAAAAGAAGAGATTGAGGCTCTTCCAAATGGAGAAGAACTATTTGGAATATATCAGGAAAATGATATTGAGACTTGGAGGGACTTTTTATATTATCTTGCTCAAGCACTTGGCTGTTTTGCAACAATAGACAGGTTTGGAAAGTTAATGCTCGTGCCTTTTAATAACACACCATCAAAGCTTATTGAAAGCAGACACCGGTTTTCAAGCAGTTTCTCTGATTTTGTTACCAGATATACTGCAATAAGTTCAACGAATAAGAAGACTGAAAAGGCGGAGTATTATGCTAAGGAGCAGGATGATGGCTTGACTATGAACCTTGGAGTCAATCCTTTACTGCAGTTTGGGCTTGAGGAAACAAGAAAGAGGCTCTTAAAAGGAATTTTAGATGCAGTCTCTGTGGTTGAGTATGTTCCTTTTGATTCTGATACTATTGGCGATCCCGCACTTGATTTGGGTGATGTTTTACAGTTTACGGGCGGTCACGCAGATGGAACTAAAAAGGCTGCTATTACAGCACTCACCACAAGGATTAATGGAAAACAGTCTGTTAAATGTGTTGGTAAAAACCCAAAGTTAGCAGAAGCAAAGAGTAAGAATGATAAGAACCTGGTCGGTCTTTTAAACTCGATAGGCGAAACAAGGCTAAGCATTTATAATTTTACCAATGCACTGGCCTTGGAGGTTGGAGCAGAAAAGACACCTGTGATTAGTATAGAGTTTGCCTCCGGCGATAAGATAAATGCAGAGTTTAATGCACAGTGTGTATTAAAGGTAACAAGTAATCAAAGTATAAGAACCATTAATGCAGAAACAGCAGTAGAGATTGCGGGTGAATCAAAAGTTCTATCGTTTCCACTCACCTTTGATGAAGACGGCAAGTCCGAGCTCACAGTCTATTATGTACTGGATGGGCATGAAATAGAGCAGTTTCATCCCAAGGAAACATGGCTTAGCGGAAACCACCTGCTTGCCCTTTATTATCCGCTTATGGAAATAAAAGCAAATCAGATGCATACCTTCGAAGTGCTTATGTTGGTGAAGAATGGAAAAGCACATATTGACGGACAGAATATAATGGCAACAATATCGGGACAGGGACTTGGTGTTCAGGACAGATGGGACGGAAGAATTAAAGCAGAGGATACATTAAAGAGTATTGCTATCAGAGGAGTTACTCCGTTTAAGCTAAAGGATAATATGAATGTTCATATGAGCACTGCTAAAAATGATGGGTTGGCAGATAGTTTAGGGGCTGTTTTATTATCCGGTGTGCAGATGCGTGAATTACAGGATGAACTAAGACTGTTTTCAAAAATCGTTCAAGATGTAATTGGTACAGAAGATAGAAAGAAGATGGAATATAACAGGAAGTATGTGATTGATGAAGACAAGTTTTCACTGCGTAAAGATTATACGGTTACTAGTGGAGAAGAAAAGAGGCTAAACAGAGGCCGAATGACAAAGCTTACTATACCGACAGAAGAATTATCAAGTTTAACAGAAATAGAAGTACTCCCATTTGAGACTTTGCCATTTGTTAATGCGAAAAGGATATATTCTTTAAACTTAACTCTCACGGACTATATGGAGATTGTAGATGGAAAAGCCGTACTGAAGGGAAAGGTTGTAAAGTTTATTTATGGCAGGGATATGGAGATAGACAGGGGAAGGCTTGCCGCATTTAAGCTGGACACAGATAAAATGAAAGAAGTAGATGAGATGGAGGTAGCAAATGTCTGATTATGATACAATCACTGAAATATTTGGCAGTACAGCTAATATGACAGTGCTAAGGGATAATTCGTTACTGGATGATGGAACAGATACAGTTACAGGTGTTGATTGGTTCCGGTATAATGGGAGAACTGTTTCAACCTTGTATGTTAGCGGAAATTCATGGATTGGCTTTGGTGATAATGCAGAACACCTCCGCATTGTTAGAAGAGATGCAGACCTTATGACATTAAGAAGAGAGGAAGGACTATTGTGGGGGAAGTACCGTTTCCTCAGAGTAAGATGGGAGGGGTTTTCAGTACACAACAATCGAAGTGATGACACAAAAATGGTCTGGGACTGCCTGTTGTTTGATACAGGAGATATTTGTGTTAATTTCGAGGTTATACCTACTAATGGCAGTTACCTTGCAGAGTCAACCCTTGTTACAGCTAATGGTACACTACAGTTCATCCCACTCTCCAGAAAGGGAATCTGTTTTAAAGCACAGGATGCAACAGGTGAAAAGTTCATATATCAAGACCATCTGCTTGTACTCATGGATCCTTATAACCGAAGGTATCTTATAACTGATAAAACAGATGAACTTTATACGGTATCTGAAAACACCTTGTTAAAACTTGATGAAACAGAGCTTAACGCTGAACTTTTTGAAAAATATGGTGTACAGGACATACCGGCAGGTACGCTGTTGCTTTCGCTTAAAAATCCTACAATTTTATACTGGCATGATTCAGAGAACAGTTTTCCTCCATTTAAGGCAACTTATAAAGGACTGCCTGCTCCACAGATACTATACTCTGAAAATCTTGATATGTCTGATTCAAGTATCCTTGGCATTGAGAAGGTAAGTGTTGACTGTGATGAAAATGCTTTGTTTTCTGTGTCTTTTGATGATGGTGAAAGCTGGTGGAGCTGCATTGAATCAAGATGGGTTAAATTATCAGAGGAAAGCTCCGGTATGTCAAAAGCAGCACTTGAGGCAATAAGCGTTGACTCTTGGGCTGAGAAAGCTGTCACAGGTCAGCTAAAGTACAGAATTATTATAAGTGGAAGTGATGGTTTTGTTAAATCTATCAAAACTGACTATCTGAATGTGGAGGAGTAATAATGTTTAAGGGAAGCACAGTTATTGAACTGACAGATGTAAATACAGGCAGAAAGGAAATCTATGAAGATAACAATCTGGTTACCGAAGCCTTATCAGACATATTTAATACTAACATTAAAGGAATGCTTTATAATAATACCTATTTTAACAGTAAGTACGGAGATGCTTGGATGCTCCCTATTAAGGATGACATAATGGGAGGAATTCTTTTATACCAAAATCCTATTGAAGAACGAGCAGATAATATTTATGCATCACTTGATAATCCGATTGTTGGTTATGCTTCAGATGATGCAAACAATACACAGGATGTACAAAGAGGGAGCAGGAACCTTACTGAAAGCAAAAAGATTGATGGAGGCTATAAGTTTGTGTGGGACTTTGCCACTTCACAGGCAAATGGAATAATATCCACCATCTGCTTAACAAATACGCTTGCAGGAAGGGGAACAAAGAACGGAAGTAATTATATGGTTAGGATAGGAAGCTGGTCAGCTGATGTGGAAAATATGGCTAAACCTTGGTTAGAAAGGGATAATAAGCGCATATATATTAAAGAGGGATACAGGCTTGAAATGAGTACGTTTTACAACTCCAATAAAGCAATATTAAGAAAAATCAAGGATGATTATCTGCACGCTTCTTTATCTGACAGACCGCTTACCAGATATGTCACAGAGCCGGAAGAAGAAACAATTATAGAGCTGGGGCATCAACCACAGTATTACCACTATATTGGTGGAAGTAAGGATGGAAAGAATGAAACGATTATTAACAGTGCAGATGTAATGAACTATCTGTTTCATGCCGCAGATAGAAAATGGTATGGAATTGCCAGATGTGATAAGCGCAAATATAGTTATGGAAGTGGAAATGATGAAGTATATTCCCATATTGGCACTGAATGGTACCTTGATACCATAGACGGTGGAAGGTGTACATCAAAAAAGATTACAGTTCCAAGTGGAGTTAGTGATTTTAACGGTATCGGAATGAGCGGTAAGTGGCTTATGTGTTACACAGGCAATAAGGTATACCGGATTGATACTGCCAATGCCGCTAATATCGAACTTGTAGAGAACATCTCTTATTTGCCATATAGTGAATGGACTTACATAGTTGATGACGATATCGTAATCAGCGGTTGGTATTTTTTAAACGGAGAGCCAAAACTATATGTTAGTAATACACCCAGTGAAGGGTTTATAGCGTGGGGAAGATTCCAAATGTCAAGATATAAGACATATGCGGTAAGAGAATGGATATATAGTTATTCAAAACGATCGTTATACAGAGAGCTTTACCTTTTTACCCCTTATCTGGCTACAATTAATAACCTGTCATCACCGGTTATTAAAACAGCAGATAAGACAATGAAGATAACTTATACAATTACAGAAAGTGAGAGTTAAAAGGCATCTATTCGTTGTGGATAGGTGCTTTATTATGTGTAAAACAAGAAAGGAGGGCTTTTATGAACCCATCAGTAAAAGAGTTTGTAGTTTGGCTTGGAGTGCTTGGCATTCCTTCAATTTTTGCGATGGCTGTATGGTGTATTAAATGCTGTACACGCTATACCAAACAATTAAAAGTGCTTATAAAAGCACAGCAGGCACAGATGAGGTCACAACTTTTAGACAGGTATCATATGTATTTGGATGATGGCTGGATTTCAGAGGAGAATTTGGAAGACTGGGAGAATCAGTACCAGGCATATCACAGCCTTGGTGAGAATGGGATTTTGGATTCCAGAAGAGAGGATTTACTGAAATTACCAAACAAGAAAAAGGAGGAACAAAGCAATGAGTAACTATTGGAAGGGATGGGTAAAAGCCGCAGGAATCAGAGCGGTTAAGACCATAGCACAGACAGCCGTTGCAACAATCGGAACAAGTGCAGTGATTGGAGATGTGAACTGGGTTATGGTGCTGTCGGCATCGGCACTTGCAGGCATTTTATCTCTGCTTACAAGCATTGCGGGAATACCTGAAGTGAAGGGAGATGATGGTGAGTGAAACTTGTAAAGAGTATTTTAACTAAAAACCCCTGTTATAGGACAGGGAGGTGTATTAAAGTTAAAGGGATAATGCTGCACTCGGTGGGATGCCCTCAGCCAAGTGCTTTAGCTTTTATCAATGTATGGAACAGCTATACATTTAGCAGAGCCTGTGTTCATGGTTTTATTGATGGGAATTCCGGTACAGTGTATCAGACATTGCCTTGGAACCATAGAGGTTGGCATTGTGGAAGTTCCACTAAAGGTTCTGCAAACAATACCCACATAGGCATAGAGATGTGCGAGCCTGATTGTATTACTTATACAGGCGGGGCAGCCATCAAATGCTCTGATATAAAGAAAGCAAAGGCTGTAGTGGAAAGAACATATAAGGCAGCTGTAGAACTATTTGCTATGCTTTGTAAGAAGTATGGTCTTGACCCATTAGCTGATGGAGTGGTTATTTCCCATAGAGAGGGCCATATAAGGGGGATTGCATCAAACCACGGTGACCCTGAGCATTTGTGGAGACAGCTTGGTATGGGATATACAATGGACGGATTTAGAAGAGATGTGAAGGCTGCAATTGGGGAAACAGGTAAAGGCAGTAAGAAACTATTACCTGCTAAACCATCGAGAAGAAAGACTGCAGAGGAAATTGCGAAAGAGGTCATTCAAGGCAGATGGGGGAATGGGAGAGCTAGAAAAGAAAGGCTTGAAGCTGCAGGATATGATTATGACCTAATTAAGAAGATTGTAAACAATATGTGATTAAGAAGTTAAGGCTGGACTGGTTTTATACTGGTTCAGTCTTATTTTAAAACATATCATTGACATTTAACTATAAAACAACATATAATTACATACATAGTTATATGCTATTTGATATAGTAGCAAAAACAACTTAAGAAAAGAGGTATTTATTATGAATGTAAAGAAACTATTATCAGCAATTCTTGCGATGTTAGTCATTGTGACATCCACTTCTGTAACAGCAAAGGCGGGTACCCTTGCAGAAAGTAAGTTAACAACTACAGCAAAGAAAACAGCCGCAAAAAAGACAGCTAAAGAGGCAAAGAGTATTGAAGACGAGCTTAACAAAGGTCTCAAGATTTCAGCAAAATTTGACGGATTCAAGGTTGTGACCACTATTGTAAAAAAGACAAAAAAGATTTATAGAAGTGGCACCTACACCTACGCCATTTACGACAAAAAGGGTAAAAAGGTAGAATCTGGCAAAAATGAAAGAACAATCATCAATGATAAATTTACAGAGATTATCTGGCTAAAAGAGGACACTGTAAAAAAGCTTAAGGCAAACGGCTTTGGTAAAATAAAGATTACCTTTACAGAGATTGAAAAATCAAAGAAAGCCTACATTAACGGAACAAAGAATATACAGGTCACAGACTTTGAGGAAATACCAGACAATGAGGGTGCGATAATAGGATATAAAGTTACAAATAATAATAAAAAGAAAACTATTATCGAAACGAGGTATTTACACACAACCACTTCAGGAAAGACATACGTCATCGATGGTGTGGTGACTGAATTAGCACCAAAAGAAGTTGCGGAGTTCTCGGCATATATTCAGGGTAATGGCGAGGGTATCGCTAAAGTTGTGATCAAAGTTAACGCAATTACTGAAAAATAATATAAAGCAGATTATAGAGAGGGTTTACCCTCTCTATTTTTTTTATTTGTTAAGAAATTCCTCAATTTTCAGTGATGTAAAGGCATTTAAAACAGTAATGCCCGCCAGTCTGCGGGCAGAGAAAACAAGACGGTGCGAGGTTAAAAGATATAAAAGCCTTCTTCACCTACATCGTCAGTGTCTTCATCGTTTAGAAAGTAATCCATGTCTAGTAAGTCAATGTCACTCATGTGACGGATGTCATTAATGGTCATACCTTCCGGCGGATTGAGAATATATTTTTTTTCTGAGTTCCTCTGCAAGTTCTTTTTCAGTCATATTAGTCACCTCCTTTACCTAAATTTTATACCGTTTTGCGGAGGCTATAAATACATGAATTAAGCACTGGAACGCCAATGCTTCGCCATATAGCGAATATGTGCCCATTCATAAAGTTCTTGGAGAGAAACCCGGTGATGATTGTGGTAAATTTCTAAAATTTCTATTGTTGTTTTACAGTTAGGACATTGAATAGGGTCATGTCCAAAGGCAATAAGGATCGCCTCTCGCCAGCGTGTAAAAGAAGCGAATAAGCGACGCTGTTTTAAGGTACGCTGCCTGCGTAGATTCTCATCAATTTTACGATGTCTTGCATAAATGCCATAGTATCTAATCATTTTGAAATGTTTTTCAGGTATATGTTGCATCAGCACGTTTTTGGCATAAAGATTTCCGCAGGTTGGACAGAACCTAGAATGACAGCGAAAAGGAACAAACTTCATATGCCCACACTTGGTACAGGCATACATGGTACCGCCATAAGAGGGGCCACCAAAGTTAATCATCCTGTCAATATTTTCTATTTCTGTGGCACATGGATGAAGAGTGAGCAATATTTCTTCGTAATAATCTGCAAAAATCTCTTGTAATATATTCATATATTTATTCATAAGATTATAAAGTAGAAAAAAGAAAAGCCCTTACCCCTCAAGATTGAGGGACAGGGGAGCTGATGTGCCGAAGGCACTTTTTTATTTTCTACCGCCCAAACAGAGAATTCTTGTCCATAGGTAAGTGAAGGGAAAACAACATAACGATGAAACTCACAATGTTAATTATTTGAAACGGAGGTGATTTGATGAATGACACACAAAGAGAACAGATAAGATGCTTACGGAATGAGGGGAGCAGCTATTCACAGATATCACAGACTCTTGGCATAAGCGAATCGACAATAAAAACCTTTTGCAGAAGGAGTGGTCTTGGAGGCTGCAAAGTGGTAACTGAGGAGACAACTAAAAAGTTATGTGCTTACTGTGGAAAGCCTGTAGTTCAATTATCCGGTAGGAAAATGAAGAAGTTCTGCTCTGATAAATGTCGGATGAAATGGTGGAACAGCCACCTGGATAAAGTGACGAGAAAGGCAAACTACGAGTTTATCTGCCCCAATTGTAAAAAGCCTTTTACGGCATATGGAAATAAGAATAGAAAGTATTGTTGCCACGAATGTTATGTGGCAGATAGATTTGGGAGGGATTAAAGATGACAAAATTAGCATTAAATGAGAAATATACCTTGTCAATTAAAGAAGCGGCAGAGTACTTCGGCATTGGAGTGAAGAAAATACGCAGGCTGGCTGAAGAACATACAGGTTCTTTTTCCGTGTATAGTGGCAACCGATACCTAATCATCAGAGAAAAGTTTGAACAGTTTTTAAATGAATCTACTATGATTTAATTTCATTTTATTTGCCGATAGTAGTTGCTATTACAGGCGTTTAGAGTGATTATAGTAATGCCAAAGGAGGTGATTATAGTGGCAAAACCAACACTCGCAGATAAAGATATTCTTACCACGGCAGAAGCAGCCATATATTTTGGATTAAGCGCAAAGAAGTGGTACTTATTCTTAGAAGAAGGACCACAAGACTTTATAGCTTTCTACGGAGATAGAAAACTTATCATAAAATCTGATTTTGAAAAATATCTGGCAAAGCCGGGGGTAAAGGAGGCATTAGGAAAAAATGGGCGGAGGAAAAATAAGGCGGGATAAAAAACACAGAGTGCTTCGTAAAGGTGAGTCTATCAGGGCAAATGGGAAATACCAGTTTAAGTATTATGTTGATGGAAAGCCACGCTTTGTTTACAGTTGGAGACTTGAACCTACAGACCCACAGCCTGCAGGAAAGGCTCCCTGCCGCGCCTTACGGGGAGTTGGGAAGGAAATAGGCAGGGACATAGACTCGCAGCTTGACCCAATGTGCAAGAATATGACAGTTAATGAACTGGTAGAGAGGTACTTGCAGACAAGAACCGGAGTGAGACCTAACACTTTGATGAATTACGGTTTTGTTAAGAACATTCTTGCTAAAGAAGAGTTTGGGTCAAGCAAGATGTGTAGAGTTAAGACTTCAGATGCAAAACTATTCTTAATCAAGCTACAGAGTGATGGAAAAGGTTCGAGTACAATAAAAACAATCCGTGGCGTTCTTCGCCCGGCATTCCAAATGGCGGTTGACGATGATTTAATAGTAAAAAACCCATTTGGATTCCAGCTTGCCGGGGTTATCTATAACACAGAAAAAATGAGGCAGGCAGTTTCCAAAGAACAGATGAATAAGTTTCTTAAGTTCGTACATGACGATAATGTATACTGTAAGTACTATGAAGTTTTCTACATCCTGTTTCATACGGGAATAAGAATTTCAGAGTTTTGTGGACTGACACTTAGGGATGTGGATATGAAGAATAAAGTTATTAATATCAATCATCAGTTACAAAGAACATCTTGGGGCGAGTATGTAATAGAGAACACCAAAACTAATGCAGGAACAAGAAAACTTCCAATGACAGATGATGTCTATCAAATGTTTCAGGCAATAATTGAAGACAGACCGGAAGAGCTTCCAGAGATTATGGTAGCAGGGCATTGCGGTTTTCTTTTTAGAGATAAAAAAGGGATGCCTGAAGTAGCCATGCATTGGGAACACAGGTTTAACCATGCAGTCAAAAGATACAATGACATCTTTAAGGTTCAGCTGCCCAACATTACTCCCCATATTTGCAGGCATACTTATTGTAGCAATATGGCAAAGGCAAGAATGAACCCCAAGACCCTACAGTACCTTATGGGACATTCAGACATCTCCGTCACAATGAATGTTTACACCCATCTCGGATTTGATGATGCAAAGGATGAGATGGTTAGACTTGAGGAACTTGAGACTGCAAAGAAAGAAGTCGAAAAGGTAACAGGGGAAAGACCTATAAGTCAGAAAATGTTCAAGGCAATTTAATAAAGAATAAGGATGATGACCTCGGTGGCAATGTGCTGCCGGGGTTGTTTTTGTGATAGAAAAAGTATGAGTATTATGCTATGATAAAACTAAAGGATTTTAGACAAGACTGAATGATTCTGGGGGTGTGATTATGGCTTATCAAACAGCACTAACAATTGAAAGTGTAATTAAAGATATTGATTCAAAGAAGTATTTGCTTCCATCTATTCAAAGAGAATTTGTGTGGAGTACGAAGCAGATAGAGAAACTATTCGATAGTCTTATGATGGATTATCCTATTAATGCGTTCCTATTTTGGAAGGTGCCGAAGGAAAAAGCTAAAGAATTTAGTTTTTATGAATTTATTAGAGATTATCATCAGAGGACAGGAAGGCACAATCCAAAGGCAAATATAAGCGGAGTCAATGATATAATGGCTATTCTTGATGGACAGCAAAGAATGACTTCATTATATATTGGTCTTAAAGGTTCTTATGCGTATAAGACTTCTCATAAACGATGGGATAATCCACAGGCATATCCATCACGAAAGTTATACTTGAATATACTGGGAGAATCGGAAGATGCAGATTTAACATATAACTTTAGCTTTTTGACAGATGCCGAAGTAAAGACTATGAATGCGGAGAAGGACGAGAATGGGAATCTCGCTTGCTTTTGGTATAGGATAGGAGATATTCTTGATGTAAAAGAAGAATATGAAGTAAATGATATTCTTATTGACAATAAATTAAATAAACACCCTAATTTTAAGTTTGCCAATAAAGCATTATTCAAATTGTTTACTGTCATCAGAAAAAATCAAACTATTAGTTACTATTTGGAAGAAAGCAGAGAACTTGATAAAGTGCTGAATATTTTTATTCGAGTAAATAGTGGTGGAACAACTCTGAGCTATGCTGATTTACTGCTTTCATTTGCAACTGCACAATGGCAGCAACGAGATGCTCGTGAAGAACTTAATCACTTCATGGATGAAGTAAATATGATTGGTAGAGGTTTTAACATCGGTAAGGATATTATTTTAAAAGCCTGTTTAGTTTTGAGTGGCTTCCACGATATTTCATTCAAGGTCGATAATTTTAGTCGTTCTAATATGTTGGTGATTGAAGAAAAGTGGGAAGAACTTACAAATGCGTTTAGAATGGCAGTAGAGTTAATATCTTCTTTTGGATTTAGCAGAGAGAATATTACATCAAATAACCTAATTATACCAATTGCATATTACATTAAGTCTATTGGGAGTCCCTCAAATTTTGTATCTTCAAATAGTTATTCTGAGGATAGAAGACTAATAAAAAAATGGTTTATTTCGTCATTGCTTAATAGGGTATTTAGTTTTATGCCTGATGGAGTATTGAAGCCTGTAAGGACTATTATTGATGATAATCCAGGTTTATTTCCATTTGATAAGATTGCTAAGTATTTTAAAGGGACAAACCGAGACATTACATTTACAGATGATATCATAGATAACTTGTTATGGACTAAATATGGTACTGGAGATATATTGGTTGTCTTATCTGTTCTTTATCCTTGGGCAGACCTTAAAAATAACTTTCATATTGACCATATTTTTCCAAAGAGTAAATTTACACCTAAAAAATTAGCAAAGAAGGGTGTTCCTTCAGAGTCAATTACTCTTTATATGGAGAATGTAAATTATTTGGGGAATTTACAGTTGCTCGAGTCTACACCAAACGAAGAAAAGAGTAATAAGGATTTTGATGAATGGCTTAAGGAAACATTTACTACACCAAACCAGTTGAAGGCATATAAGGAGAAACACTACATTCCTGATGTTGATTTATCATTTGGAAACTTTGAAGAGTTTTTGGAGGAACGTGAAAAACTGGTTGTAACAGCTTTAAAGAAAGAATTGATTTAAAAAAATAGCAGGTGGCAAAGTAAAATGCTACCTGTTTTTTCTGTATTAAGCCTTATCAAATCTATATTTATTTGGTAAAATGAAAGCATTGGTTCATATCTTATAAGCCAACCCTAAATTTGAAACCCCTTTAACGATTCTACCGTTAAAAGGTGAGTAGTCAACCCCCTTATCGTTGACTACTATTTGACTACTAATGACTACTACATTTTGCCACAATTTGCCTTGTTTTGCAGTTTCCCCAAAATATCTGTAGATTTAGCCCTATTTT